TGATGTGGTGTTAGTTGCACCTATAATTAAAGAATATATGGATACGGCTGTTCGTAATGATGAACACTTGGTAAAACTTGCTGGTGTATTACAAAGAATTATTTCTAAATCACAAGGTGAATCAGATGAATCAATGTTATTAAGTGATGAAGAAAAGGCTGAATTAATGGGTACACTTCAAGATACAGTAGAAGATTTACAGAGAGAAAGTGATAAACTTGAGGCTACAAAAAACAAAACAATTGATTTGGGGAATTAAATGGGTTCGATAATAAAAAATTTACCTGGCCAAACAATTAAGGGGTTCGCTGGAAAAGAATATCCTGTTCCGATGTATTTACAATTTGTTCCGGGTTATTGTGCTGACGTTGTTCACTCGGAGGAGTCTAATGGTTTTAGTGGTGAAGAAACTGTCAATTCTATTTTTGCTGTTCCTCATGTTACAGACAAATTTTATAAAAGAAAACAAACTTCAATAGGTAGTGAAGATAGTAGATACTATCCATTATTAAGAAGTCATGGGGATGTTCCCTCTAAAGGTGACCCAGTATTACTTTGTACAATTGGTAAAGTTAATTTTTACTTAGGGCCAATGAACACTATTGGTAATAGTCCAACTTGGAACAAAGACCCTCACTATAGAAAAGAATTAAGTAATCCACGAGGTGGTGGATATGGTGAAACAAATGTATTTGGCGCACAGGTAGGAACGAGTGGTATTCATGGTGAGTCTCAAAATTTTAATAAAGACACTCTTTTTCCTCGATTACAAAAAAGAAGAAAAAAAGGTTTAGATTCTGGTCCTGTTATTAACGAAACTATAGGTGATACAATTTTTGAGGGGAGGCATGGAAATAGTTTAAGGATAGGTAGTCGTAGTGACAATCCATACGTTTTCTTATCTAATAAAAGGTCTGCAACTAATGTTTTTGAAACATTAGGTGATGGTAGTATAATAAGTATAACTTCAGAAGGAACATTGTTTGAACATTTTGATTCTTACATTGATAAAGATACAAAAAAATCTGTTATTGGATTTACATTATCTTCTGACACTAATCGACAATTTACTAATATACATACTATTGCTAACAGTTATTTAGAATTTAATAATGTAAAAAATTCTGAACGGATATATGAATATAGAGGGAATCAAATGTTACTACATTCTGATAGAGTGACTTTAAATTCAAAACTTGATGATATTTTTATTTCATCAGTTAAAGATATGTATATAAGTAGTGCTAAAAGTTTATCAGTTTCATCAGGACAAGAATTAGGTTTAGTATCAAATAGTGTGAACATAGGTGGGTTGAAAGAAGGAGATGGTATGCAACCTATGGTGTTAGGTGATGCATTACAAAACTTATTAAATAAATTAATTGATGAAATTAAAAGTTTAAAAGTCCCAACAACATTTGGGCCAGAGACGCCATTATCACCTACTACCATATCTAAGGTAGAAAATATAAGAAATGATATAAATACAATTTTAAGTGGTAACCATAATATAAAAGGAAACTAAAAGAGGTAATTATGAAAAAGAAAAAACTAAACATAAAGACTGTAATCAGACAAATTGTTAGAGAAGAAGTTGCGATGGCTATCAAAGAAGTGATAACTGAATTGAAACAACCAATTGAATCTCAACCACAACCTAAAAAAATAGTTGAGAAAAAATCATATACAAATAATTCAGTATTGAATGATGTATTGAATGAAACAGCTGCGAGTGATGAATGGAAAACAATGGGTGATGGACAATATACTTCAGATAGAATGAATGAAGTTATTGGTAAAAACTATGGTGATATAATGAATACCAATACACCAATTGTAAATTCAAATGATCCGATGAGTCAGTTCTTAAATAAAGATTATAGTCAAGTATTAGAAAAGTCAATCGAAAAATCTAAAAACAAACTTGGAAGATAATAATGGGATTAAAACAAAGAATAATTGATGCTAAAATACAAGCTTCAGAAGATGTTGGAATGGATACACCTGATACATCCGAAGGTTCATTTATTGAGAGGGAGGCTCAGTATATTTCAGAGGCTATCATTGAAACACTAACTGAGGCTAATTTTACAATAACACAATTAAAAGCTCCTGTTGTTGTAGAAAGTTTAAAAACATCTGAACAACCTGTAAATATTGAATTAGAAACTTTGTTGGGTGAGTATCAACCTGTCTTAAAATTATTAAGACAAATTGGTGATCCTCTTGGGCTTGGTGGTGCTATCGACAATCTTGAGTCAGAAATACAAACTGCAGTAACACCTTTATTAGAAGGAGGTGCAAAATTAGCTGGATTGGATATAGGTAAAACCAATGGAGCTTTAGAAGCTGGTGGTTATGTTTTTATTGGTGAAGATCCAGATTCACAAGATAGTTTTGATGTAGAGGATGAAGATGGCCAAAGAAATTTTACAACTGTAAAATTAATGCCTGAAGATACGAGTGGGTTAGTATAATGGCTATTAAAGACATATCAAAAAAACCTTATATAGAAGACAATGATAGTAGAATTAAAATTGGTATTGATTTACCAATTCGTAGAGATAATAATAAAGATGGTTTTTTTGCAACCACTTCAACAACCATTGAGGCCGTGAAAAATAATATAAGAAATTTATTACAAACAAATGAAGGTGAAAGATTTTTCCAACCAAACTTAGGTTTAAATTTAAGAAGACTTTTGTTTGAACAAATTACAGGTGAAAATTTAATTGGTATTCAAGATGCTATATTGGATAAATTAGAATTTTGGTTACCTTTCGTTGAAGTGAGAGACATACAAATTGAAACAATAGAAAGTACTTCAATTGTTGGAACAAATGAAATTAGACTAAAAATATTATTTAATATAAGACAAGACCCAAACACCTTAAACTCAGTATCAATAGACTTTGCAAGTGGTGATATAACTTCAACAGATGCTGAGGTTGGTGCTAGTGGATATTAAACGGAGATAAAATATGCCAACATATGGTAAAAATAATTTTAAAGAATCAAATGTAAACTATTTGAATAAAGATTTTACATCTATAAAAACTGCACTAATGGATTATGCTAAATCTTATTTTCCAGATTCGTATCGTGATTTCAATGAGACATCACCTGGTATGATGCTGTTGGAGATGAATGCGTATGTTGGAGATGTATTATCATTTTATATCGATAAACAATACCAAGAGATGTTGTTACCATTAGCGGAGGAAAGAAGAAACATAATCACTATGGCTAAGATGTTTGGTTACAAAGTAAAACCAATTGTTCCAGCTTATGTTGATTTAACTTTTACATCAAATGTAAATGCTTCAAGCACTGATGCATCAAAGGTAGATTATTCAAACGCTGGTATATTTAACCCAAAAAAACAAGTGGTATCCTCTAACAACACAGATATAATATTTTCAACATTAGAGCATGTAGATTTTCGAATATCAGGTTCAAATGATACTGAGATAATCTCTTCAACTGCGGATTCTGGTTTAGCTACATCATATCAGTTATCAAGAACTGTAAAGGCAATAAGCGCAACAGAAAAATCACTTACATTTCAAATAGGCTCTCCTGAAAAATTTAAAAAAATAACTATACCCGATACTAATGTGATTGATATAATTTCTTGTGTGGATTCAAATAACAACAATTGGTATGAAGTTGATTTCTTAGCACAAGACAAAGTTCCAATTCAAACCCATTATACAGAGGATGATAGACCAAATGCTTATACGGATTTAGCTGGTGTTATATCTGAAACACCTGTTCCATTTTCTTTGACTTATATCACGACAACAAAAAGATTTACTCGTGAAACAAATTTAAATAATACAACCTCATTAATATTTGGTAATGGTGTGTTGAAAAATGGACAAGTGGTTGATGATGGATTTATTGATTTAGAACAATTGGGTGTTGTCATACCTGGACAAACTAATGATTTAAATGATAGTATAGACCCATTATTGGGAGACGAGTATTCGACACTTGGTGAAACACCAAACAACACAACTCTAACAATTACTTATCGTGTTGGTGGTGGTATTGATTCAAATGTTGCTGCTGATGATTTAACCACTGCGCCAACTGATACAGCAGAAAATGGAAACACAGATGCTGAATTTGTAAGTGTTACTAATCAAAATCCTGCTGTTGGTGGTAAGGATGAAGAGGATACGATTGAAATAAAAGAAAAAGCTAAAGCATTTTTCTCAACACAAAACAGATGTGTAACAAAAGAAGACTATGAAGCTAGAGTATTAAACATACCGGCGAAGTTTGGAAATATTGCAAAAGCATATGTTTCAAATATAAAATCAACACAAAAACATAATTTAATACCTGATTATGCTCAATATCTATATTATGATAAATTAATAAGTAATGGTGCTTATTCTGGCCAAACCACAGGCTTTCTTAATATGATTCAAATTTTAGAAGACCTTCGAGTCTATGCAATTGAGAATAGAGACGACTTTGGTAGAATTTATAACTATATGGTTGATAATATTTTTAATGGAGATATAAATGTAGGACTGGGGAACTATGCTAACTCAGAACCATATAAAGGTCTTTTTAATAAGTTACAATCAGCTGAAAGAGATTATACTAATCAACAAACATTGGTTACAAGTCAAACAATAGAATTTCCAATAATAGAAGTATATGCTTTAGCATATAATAATTTAAAACAATTAGTTGGTAATCCTCATGCGGATACCACTAGAACAACAGATAATTTACCATCTACGCTAACTGAAAATATAAAATTATATCTTGAACAATTTAAAATTATGACAGACAGCGTAGTTCTCGCCGATGGATATGTAGTAAATTTTGGAGTATTTTTTGATGTTATTGCTGAAAAATATGCTGATAAACAACAAGTTAAATT